TCATTCATTAGTACCTTATGAAGGTGATATGATTTATGAAGGAAGATGGGGTAATAGTATTCGTTTTGGATCAACTATTAAAACTAAAGCTCCTGCAGTTTTTGGTTTAAATAATTGGTCACAAGGACCAAGTGAATCTGGAGATCCTATTACTATTATTAGAAATGGTCAACCATTAAAAGAAAATAAAACAGCAGGTTATTTACCTATAGTAGAAAATATTAATGAGGATTTAAGTTCTATTTATTTAACTAGTACACAAACTATACCATTAAATGCATCTAGTATTAGTTATTTTAGTTATCCTAATAACCCACCTCAAGATATAAATAAATTTAATGGTCCTCAATTAATATATAATTCAGGACGTATAGTATTAAATACAAATCAAGATCACTTACTTTTAAGTTCTATTAAATCAGTAAACTTAAACGCTATAGAATCAGTTAATATTGATGCACCTACAACTATAATTCAATCAGGTAATATATTATTAGGTTCTAAAAATGCTACTGAATCTGTTTTATTAGGTGATAGTACTATTACTACTTTAGCATCAATACTTGATAATATGGTAGAATTTTTAGATTCTTTAAAAGGAATAATGTCCACAGGTACTGGAACACCATTAGTTGCATTATCAACTCCCGCGTTTTTTCTATCAACTAAATTAAATGCAATTAAAGGTAATCTTGAAAAAATAAAATCTAACACTGTTAAAACTGTATAATGGCAACACCAAAAGAATTAGAACAGATTAGATTACAAAAAGCAGCAGATGAACAGTTAGTATTAGCTCAGTCTAATACTACAGCATTAAATGCTACTGAAATTTTAAATGCTACTCCATCTGATTTAAAAGCACAAGGTATTGCTAAATTACCATCATTATTATTAGTACTTGGTGATCAAATCAAACAAATTATAGAACCTGCGTTAATAAATTTAATTAAAACTTATATACAAAAATATATAGATGCTGGTATTTGTGCTGATCAAGCTACTATAGATAAAATAATACAACAACGAAATTTAATAGTTAATCAATTAAATAAAATTGTTAAAACTTTAACTATTATCACAATATCATTAGCAGTAGCTATTACATTTTTAGATCTTTTAAAATTAGCTATTAAAGGTATTGATTTAGCTAAACTTGTAGCTATTGCAGCCGCTATAATATCTCCACCATTATTTCTTACTTTACCTCCTACATTACAACAATTAGATTTAGCTAAAATAAAATTACAAACAGACGAAGAAGGTAATGCTAAAATAGCTAAATATAAAGCAATAATTGGAGGAGCAGCATTAGTATCATCTATTATTGGTGGATTTGTATTAATAGCTATAGGATTATTAAGTTCTATTGATATTTTCTTAAAAAAATGCGCCCCAGATCAAGCAAATGAATTAGTTCCTATATCTAAAGAAACACAAGATATAGCAGATGTTCAAGCTCAAGCAACAATAACACAAAATCAAACAACTTATAAAGGCTTTATTATTGAAATTGAATTAGTACCATATACTTCTACTATAACTCGTAGACGAGCTATTGGTAAAAATCAAGATAGTATTATATTAATTCAAACCGAATTATCATTTACAACTGATGATCAAACATTAATTGATGAATTAAAACTAATTATTGATAGAGATAATTTAAAAGCCTATTAACTTAATATTTATAACACGATGAAATCAGAAGAATTTAAAAAAATCATTAAAGAAGCCGTTCGTGAAGTATTCATTGAAGAAATGAAAGAAATACTTTTAGAAGCGGTTAAAGCACCTAAAGCCTCAGTAGGTCAAGGTGGTTATGGAACTGTTACAGAATCAGTAAAACCAATTAATTCTAAACCATTAGATCCGAACGCTAAAAAAGCAGTTATGGCTAATATTTTAGGTGATATGGCATCTGGTAGAACAATGACAACAGAAGCTCTTACCGCTAATACATTTATACCTAGAGGAGGAGACGCTGTTAATGGATCTTTACCTGAAGGTAATGTTGGATTAGATCAAATTATGGGTTTATTAAATAAATAATAATGGCATACGGTGCACAAAAAATATTTCCTATTGATACTAAAACTGGTACCGCTATTGGTGTTAGTTTAAATTTTAGTAACCCTGGAGTATTTCAGTCCACTTATTTAACTAAAGATGCTATTAAAAATAATTTAATAAATTTTTTCTTAACTAATCAACCAGAACGCTATTTAAATCCAACATTTGGTGGCAATTTAAGAAATTTTATATTTGAACAAATTACAGCTAATAACTTAGATTTTTTAAAACAAGATATTCAAAATCAAATAGGTTTATATTTTCCTAGTGTTATAGTAGCTAGATTAGATGTTGTTGAATATCCAGATATAAATCAGGTAGTAGTAACATTAAAATATACAATAGCAGACACTAATATAAGTGATCAATTAGATATAGCATTCAATTAATGGCAACAATTAAAGATATAAAATACCTAAATAAAGATTTTACAGAGTTAAGATCTAGTTTAGTTAATTACGCTAAAACGTATTTTCCAACTACATATAATGATTTTACTCCAGCATCACCAGGTATGATGTTTATGGAAATGGCAGCCTATGTAGGTGATGTTTTGTCATTCTATTTAGATAATCAATTTCAAGAAACATATTTACAATATGCTCGTCAAACAAATAACTTATATGAGTTAGCTTATATGTTTGGTTATAAACCAAATGTGACAGGAGTAGCATTAGTAGATATTAGTTTTTACCAACAAGTACCTGCTATATTATCTGGTTCATCTTATGTTCCTGATTTTAATTATACTTTATATATTGAACCTAACGCTAGAGTAACATCTAATCTTAACTCAAATATTTCATTTTTAGTTGAAGATCCAATTGATTTTAGTGTTTCATCTTCCGGTGACCCAACTGAAGTTACTATATATCAAATAGCAGGATCAACTCCTCAATCATTTTTATTAAAGAAAAATCGTAAAGCTATATCATCTAATATAAATCAAAAACAATATACATTTGATGAACCTGTTCAATTCGCAACAGTAGATTTAAGTGATGAAAATATTATTGGTATACTAGATTGTTTTGATAGTGATAGTAATCAATGGTATGAAGTTGATTATTTAGCTCAAGATACTATTTACAAGTCAATTAAAAATACTAACACTAACGATCCTTATTTATCACAATATCAAGGTGATACACCTTACTTATTACAATTAGAACAAGTTCAAAGAAGATTTGTTACTCGTTTTATTGATTCAGGCTCATTACAAATACAATTTGGTGCTGGAACTGCAACAGATAAAGATGAAGAAATTATTCCTAATCCAGATAATGTTGGTTTAGGTTTACCATTTGAAAAAGATAGATTAACAGTAGCTTACTCACCTAATAACTTTACTTTTACTCGCACATATGGTATAGCTCCGTCTAGTACCACATTAACCTTTAGATACTTAACTGGAGGAGGTGTTTCAGCGAATGTGCCATCTAATGATTTAACTCAGTTAACTTCAACTACTAGATTTTTAAATAGTAATTTAGATCCAAATACAGCTAATTCAATATTTGCTTCTTTAGCAGTTACTAACCCAGAAGCAGCAAGTGGAGGAGGTAGTGGAGATACAGAAGAAGAAATTAGACAAAATTCATCAGCTAACTTTGCTTCACAACAACGTACTGTTACTCAAGATGATTATTTAGTTAGAACATTAGCTATGCCCGCTAAATACGGTACAGTAGCTAAAGCATATATTGAACCTACTAAAGCACAAACTATATCAGCCGGTGAATCTAATTCAATATTAGATTTATATGTTTTAAGTAATGATTCTAATGGATATTTAACAACAGCATCTCCCGCTTTAAAACAAAATATAATCACTTATCTATCACAATATAGAATGGTTAATGATTCTATTAATATTAAGGATGGATTTATTATTAATATTGGAGTAAATTTTGAAATTATACTTTTACCTAACTATAATAATAATCAAGTATTAACTGCTTGTATCTTAGCATTACAAGACTATTTTAAAGTTAGTAATTGGCAAATTAATCAACCTATTATATTACGTAATGTATATATAATTTTAGATAGAATTGAAGGAGTTCAAACAGTAAAGACAGTAGATATTGTAAATAAAGTTGGAGTTAATCTTGGATACTCGCCTTATGCTTATGATATTACAGGCGCAACAGCAAATAATGTTATTTATCCTAGTTTAGATCCATCTATATTTGAAGTAAAATACTTAAACACAGACATTCAAGGTAAAGTAGTACCTTTATAATAATTAAATAATGGCAGTATATAAAATATTTCCTACTCAAGATGCAACTATGTATTCTATGTTCCCACAGATGAATACAGGTATTGATGAGATCATAGAGGCAACAACAACAACATTTGGTCCATTTGTTCCAAATCCTGAAGTTAGTAGATTTTTAATTCAATTCGATTCAAACGAAATGAATAGTATTATTAATACTAGAATAGGAACAAGACAATGGGATGCTTATTTACAATGTTATGCCGCAGTTGTAACTGGTTTAAATGAACCTACTACAATAGATATTTTTCCATCTTCACAAAGTTGGAATAATGGTACAGGAAAATATTTAGACCAACCAGTAACTACAGATGGAGTTTCTTGGGTATGGACTGATTATTCAGGTTCTATACAATGGACTACAGCATCTTTTAATGCTGGTTCTACAGGTTCATATAGTACAACACCTGGAGGAGGAGTATGGTATAGTAATATATCATCATCTCAATTATTTCAATACTCAGACAATATTGATTTAAATGTTAGTGTAAAAAATATAGTAAGTGCTTGGTATACAGGTAGTTTAACTAATATCTATAATACTAGTAGTAGTTTACCAAATAAAGGATTTATAGTTAAACAAGCTAATCAAGATGAATTTATAGATAATCCTAATGTTCAAGTAGAATTTAAATTTTTCTCTATTGATACTAATACTATTTATCCTCCTCAATTAGAGTTTAGATGGGATGATACAGTTAATTTCTCAGGTTCATCTTCAGTTACTACTATTAATACACCTCAAATGACAGTTGTATTAGGCGAAAATCCAGGTACATTCTATAATGGTAGTAT